TAAAGAGCATCATTGAAGCACGAGAAACCAGTAGATTAAAAATAGAGTTACGAAAAAAGAAGATACATAATAGCTTACAACATGACGAGGCAATGAGATGACAAAAGAATACACACGAGAATTACAACAATTATTTTTAGAAATGATGATGCAGGATGCTGAAAACTACATCCGTGTGCAAAACATTTACAATCCCGATAACTTTGATCGCAGTTTACGAGAAGTTGCTGCATTTATCAAAGAGCACACCGACAATCATAACACCTTGCCCGGCTATGAACAAGTCAAAGCAACCACAGGTGTAGTGTTACAATCCATACCCGAACTTAAAGATGGACAAAGCGATTGGTTCTTGAGCGAGTTTGAAGGATTTACCAAACGACAAGAACTGGAACGTGCAATATTAAAAAGCGTAGATTTAATTGAAAAAGGCGAGTTTGATCCGGTAGAGAAACTGATCAAGGATGCAGTACAAATCAGTTTGCAAAAAGACATGGGCACAGACTACTTTGCTGATCCCAAGTCAAGACTGGAAAAGTATTTTAACAATGGATACAAAGTCAGCACAGGTTGGCCCAGCTTGGACAGTATCTTGTATGGCGGATTTAGTCGAGGCGAACTAAACATATTTGCCGGAGGCTCGGGTTCGGGTAAAAGTTTGTTCATGATGAATATTGCGCTCAATTGGTTAGGCACAGGACTCAATGGTGCATACATCAGTTTAGAACTCAGCGAGGGTTTGAGCAGTTTGCGTACTGATGCCATGTTGAGCAATATGGGAACCAGCGACATTCGCAAAAACATGGACGATGCAGTAATGAAGATTAATAGTGTGCGCCGTAAATGTGGCAAATATCAAATCAAGGCATTGCCGGCACAAAGCAACGTGAACGACATACGCAGTTTTGTTAAAGAGTATGAAATAAAGTCGGGCACTAAACTGGACTTCATGATGGTGGATTACTTGGACCTGTTGATGCCGGTTAGTGCCAAGGTCAGTGCCAGTGACCTGTTTGTCAAAGACAAATATGTGTCAGAAGAGTTGAGAAACTTGGCCGAAGAATTGGACATATTGTTTGTGACTGCAAGTCAATTGAATCGTAGCGCAGTTGAAGAAGTGGAATTTGACCACAGTCATATTTCGGGCGGTATAAGTAAAATTAACACAGCGGATAATGTGTTTGGTATTTTTACCAGTAGGCAAATGAAAGAACGTGGGCGTTACCAAATACAATGTATGAAAAATCGTAGTGGTGGCGGTACAGGTAAAAAAGTTGATTTGGAATACAACATTGAAACCATGCGTATCACTGACCCCGGTCCCGAAGGACAAGAAAGTTATCGTCCAGCAGGTGGGCCGGCCAAGGTCAATATCATGGATCAAATCAAAGCCGGGCCCACTGACGAAGCACCGCCAACTACTTGGAAGAAACCCACAGGTACTCCGGCGTGGGAACAGGCACTAGTTACGGGTGAAGTACAAAGTGCAAAATTAAAAAGTATGCTGGCCGGATTAAAAAGCAAAAGCGAATGATACTGTTTAACGTTGGTGATAGTTATACTTCTACTGTGAATTGGTGTCGTCGCCAGGAAGATCACTATTGGTACAAAATCGGGCAACAGTTGGGAGTGACCGAATTTTACAACGACAGTGTGCCCAAACGCAGTAATGATGCCATAATTAAAACTGTGATGCATCATTGTTTGACCAATCCCGAGTTGGACACGTTGTATATTGTCAACATCACAGTCATATTTAGAATGGACATAACACGAGAATATACCAATAGTTTACACAACATTCTTAATAAAACTGCCATTGCCGAACTAGATCATGAAACCATTGAGTGTTCGTTGTATGCACATTTAATTGGACTAATGGAATTTTTAAAAGCTCGTGACAAAAAGTTTTTGATTGTAAACAACAGTAAACCTTTTACCAGTGATCCTTTGCCCATGCGTGATCCTTACGTTGAATACGTTAAACAAGAACCCCGTGTACTAAATTGGTTTAACAACAGTAGAACACAGTTTCATGAAACTGTATCAAAAATTAAGCCTGTGGATTTTGACCAATATGGCTGGGACGGACACGATGGAGTTGACGGCCACCAAGCCTATTTTGAAATGTTGAGCGCACAAATAAATGCAATATAAAATATTATGCACCGGCAATCCTGCAGACTACACTATAGCCCGTGCAGTCAAGTCGGTGTTTCCCGACGCAGACTTTGCAAGTCGTAGTACCGGATACGATTTGCGAATGTGGAATCCCAAGGATGAAGAACATTTCTGCAATCAAATTGTCAACTACAATGTGTTGATCAATAGTGCATTTGTGTCTGGTGGCGCACAACAAAAGATACTGGAACTTACACACCAGATGTGGAAGGTGGGCTATGTGTTCAATATTGGCAGTACTGCCGAATACGAAGGACGACACAGTTTTAATGCGTTATACTCGGTGCAAAAACGTGCCTTGAGAGATTTGAGTCTAAGTCTATGTACCAAACTGTTTAGAACCACACACATCACTGTGGGTGCATTAAACGACAACCGTCCCGAGAACGCTGATGGATTGGATCCAGTGCACGTGGCCAATACTATTAAATGGATATTGGAAAACAAAGTCAATGTACCAATAATTGGATTGGAACGCATGTGAAAGATAAAAAACATTTTTGCTACGAGATTTATAAAAATCTATCCATATGGAGCAAAAACGGCCAGCTGAGTTACAATCCTTGTTCGGCATATGATGGATATATCAAGACCACAGACCAATTTGATTTGTCGGTGTGGAACGGTCCCGAGCATGCCAGATTAAAACAAATGGTGGCCAACGATCAAGAAATCTTTGGATGTCACAGTTGTCGCAAGCAAGAAGCACACGGCATGACCAGCCGACGCCAAGGAAGTCAACAACTGTACGAAGTTTATTTCAAGGATACTGACATTGACTTGACTGGTCCACAAAGCATAGATTATAGTGTGGGCAACTTGTGCAATTTAAAATGTGTCATATGCGGTCCTAAAAATAGTACTGCATGGTTACCTGACTATCAAAAATTGTATCCACTGGCCAGCATCGAACAATTTCGATATGACAAATTTAATCAGATCGAAGTAAACGACACCGAGTTGTTAAAGAACATTAAAAATGTACACTTTCATGGTGGCGGAGAGCCGTTACTGAGCAACAACCATGTCAATTTATTAACAAAAATACAACAAGTCAAGGGCCTAGACGATGTGCATGTGTTTTACAATACCAATGGTACTGTGCGGGCCAGCAGTGAATTACTTGAACTTTGGAGTCAATGCCAGTTGGTTGAATTGTATTTCAGCATAGATGACGTGGGCCCAAGATTCAATTATCAACGTACCGGGGCCGATTGGAATATGGTACTTGATAATCTACGCTGGTATTATGACGCTATGCCGGTCAATCACATGTTCAAGATAAATTGTGTGTGGGGATATCTTAATTTGTACTATCTTGACCAATTGGTAGATTGGCACCATAACGAATTCAACACAAATAGACTGGGCGATCCAGTGGACTTGATATTTCAACGAGCCAATGGTGAATACGGAATTGATCGCTTGCCCCAAACTGTAATCACCGAATTACAATCACGATTTGCAAACTATCCCACAATACTCGAGTTGGTGCACAGTATTGCCCGTGATGATCAACAAAAACACACACAATTTTGGAGATCAATAACTCAATTGGATGTTGTTAGACAAACTGATTTTGCCCGGCTCTGCCCCGAGTGGAGCAAGATCCTAAAGCAATAAGACTACAATCAAATACATAAATACAACACAAATTGGAGTAAATCTTGCAAAAGCAGGCTCGCAGTATATTAGACGAATTAGACACATTGTTGGTACACAAGGATCGTGAAAATCTTGTGGAATCACGTGCCGCCCACGTTATACAGGGTGCAATAAATTTAATCAACTATATACGTGAAAACTATGAACCCGCACAAGCCGACGAGCTTGAGCGTAGATTGGTCAACAGTATCCGAACGCAAGAACCAG